ACCAGCGGTATCCTAGCCGGCAAACGCTTCCGACTTGGCGCATGGCAAAAAAAAATCATCAAGGCGATTTACCGTACCGGCAGGAATGGCCGGCGCGTTGTTCGCCAGGCGCTAATCACACTGCCTAGAAAGCAGGGCAAAACGACGCTGACCGCGGCGCTGGCGCTCTGTCACTTGTGCGGACCCGAGCGGGAATCCCGCGGCGAAATCTACAGCGCAGCGAACGACCGGACGCAGGCGGCTATCATCTTTCGGGAGATGAAGGCGATGGTCTTGGCGACCGACCTGAAAGACCGGGTGATAATTCGGGACTTCGCCAAATCGCTCGAATGCGTCGAGACCGGGAGCATTTACACGGCGCTATCGGCTGACGTGCAGACCAAGCACGGGTTTAGCGCGAGCTTTTGGGCATACGACGAACTCGCACAGGCGCCGAGCCGCAAGCTTTACGACGTGCTAAATACCAGCGGCGGCGGGCGCCAGGAACCGCTGGGTGTTGTCATCTCAACTCAATCTCCGGACCCGCATTCAATCATGGCCGAGTTAGTGGACGACGGCGAGCGTATCCTTGCCGGCGCTCACAGTGACCCGACATTTCTGCCGGTCATTTACAGCGCACCGATGGACGCGGACCCATGGAGCGAAGAGACTTGGCGGGCCTGCAATCCAGCAATTGAATCCGGTTTCCGTTCACTTGATGAGATGCGAGCCGCGGCGGCACAAGCGCAGCGCATACCGGCAAGGGAGAGCGTGTTCCGGTTGCTCTATTTGAATCAACCTGTCGAAGTGGATTCGCGTTTCATCGCCTTGCAGGACTGGCAAAGTTGCGGTGGTGAAATCGACGTTGAATCACTTCGAGGCCGTCCATGCTGGGCCGGGTTGGACTTGTCGAGCACTCAAGATTTGACGGCGCTGGTTTTGTATTTTCCCGACGACGGCGGCGCCGTGCTTCCATTCTTTTGGGTGCCGCGGGACCGGCTTGCAGAGCGTGAGCACACCGACCGCGTACCCTACGCGACGTGGCACAAGGAAGGATTGATTGAAGCACCGCAGGGCCGAGCGATTGACAAGTTGAGCATCATCCGGCGCCTTGCCGTGCTGGCGTCAATGTACGAAATTCACGCTGTTGCCTACGACCGTTGGCGGCTTGAAGACTTGAAAAAACTGCTCGCCGACGAAGGTGTCGACGTGCCGATCACCGGGTGGGGGCAAGGATTCAAGGATATGGCGCCGGCCGTCGATTTGCTCGAAACCGCAATCTTGAACCGCGAATTGAAGCATCCTAACAATCCCATCCTAACTTGGAACGTGGCGAACGCAGTCATTGAGATGGACCCGGCTGGCGGGCGGAAAATATCGAAGAACCGAAGCCGGGAGAAGGTGGACGGGTTGGTCTCGCTGGTCATGGCGATGGGACTTCATGGCCGGGAGCCGAAGGCGCGAGCATTGGAATTTTCGGGGCCGCTGGTGCTTACTGCCTAAAATTTGAACGAGTTTTATCTTTGAATTGACGGGTGTTGACAGGAAGCGTCGGCTCTGGTAAAAAAGGCATTATCGTAAGGCATTTCAAAGAGGTAACAAATGGAATATAGACCGACACGAAAAGAAATCGCTTATATCGCCGACCTAGACGACAAAAAACTAGAGAACTGGTTAACGCGAGGGGTTGTTACCCTTGCCGAAAAAGATAAGTCGAGCCGATGGCGTCGATTCTCTATCGCCGAAGGGATCAAGTTTGCCTTCATTCACGAACTCACGAAGTACGGCGTTGTCGCCGAATACGCGAACTCTTTTGTCAGGATGGTGCTTGAGTGCAGCGACATCGACGGCGACACGGGCGAGTTCAATTATATGCAATCTCTCCGGACCCAGTTGGAGCAAAGCAAACGTACAGTAAACCCCGACGGGTCAGTAGTTAGAACTGGAGAGTTCAAGCCACTAGCGGAAATGTCCGATGATGAGGCGTCGCGTTTTTTGGCGGCTCTAAGTAAATATCGCTGGGCGCTCAAATGCGAGATTACGCAAAGCGGACCTGATCTGCGGGAGGCCTACTGGCAGATTTTTCTGACTGAAGACGAATCTCTACCTGAAGATTGGCAATCGTGCATCGTTATTAAGTTCAAGCCAATCATCGACGGCGTGAACAATCGTTGGAAAGAAGTAATGTCAAAGAGGAGCAAGGAGAATTTATGACCACACGCGACCTTTTAGAAAAACGCGCGAATCTCGTTTCAGAGATGCGCCAAATTACCACAGCGGCGAACGGCGACGGCGGTGACTTATCCGCGGAGCAATCGCAGAAATTCGATTCATTCAAGACCCAGTTGGAAGCGCTCGAAAAGCAAATCCAGCGGCAGCACTTTCTCGACGACGCAGAACGGCGCATGGCCGGCGAGCCGATCAACGGCAACGGCGATCACCGACTTGATGCTGAGCTTCGCGGTTACTCGCTGACGAAAGCGATTGCTGGCGCGGCTGGGCTGTCTGTTGATTGGGGCCGCGAAAAAGAGTTGTCGACCGAGATCGCCAAGCGCTCCGGGCGATCCTTCGAGGGCATCGCCGTGCCAATGGCCTTGTTTACTAACGCGCCGTATGAAAAGCGCGTCATCACCACGGCGCTACCAGCTGGCGGGCCGGGTGCGAATCTAATCAGCACCGACTTTCGCGGCGATCAATTCATTGACATCTTACGACCGAACTCGCTCGTCTATCGCAGCGGCGCGACCATGCTCACCGGGTTGATTGGCAATGTCACAATTCCCGCGCTGACAGTGGACAACACTTTATCCTGGGTGGCGGAAAATGCGGCGATCACCGCAACGGACCCGGAAGTCGACCCGGTGACGCTGGCGCCGAAGCACTGCGGCATCAGGACCGAATATAGTCGCAACATGCTGTTGCAAACGTCGCCGAGCATCGAGTCTATTCTACGCACTGACATGGCGAAAGTGATTGCTTCCGGTATCGACAAAGCCGCGATCACTGGCGGCGGGAGTAATGAACCAGTTGGCATCCTCGCGACAAGTGGTATCGGTGACGTGCCGGGCGGAACGGACGGTTTGGCGCCGACATGGGCAAACGTTCTTGCGCTAATCGCTACGGTTCAAAATGCGAACGGCTCGGCGATGGGTTTTATCACGACCCACAACGCGGTTAAGAAAATGCGTTCAACCGTGCGGGTGGCTACGACGGACTCCCGCATGATCATGGAAGGCCGGGACACCTTGGCGGACTATCCGCTATCGGCTTCAAGTAATGTCCCGAACAATCTCGTCAAGGGCACGAGCGGCTCGGTTTGTTCCGCGTTGATTTTCGGTGACTTTTCGGAGGTCCTCATCGGTGTGTGGTCCGAGTTGGACGTGCTCGTCAATCCCTTCGAAAGCACGGCCTACTCGAAGGGCAACGTCCAGATTCGCGCCATGGCCACGCTGGACATCAAGTTGCGCCACGCTGCGTCTTTTGCCGCGACAAAGGACTTGCTCACCACATGATCGAACGTCGAGCAGTCATAGAACTTCGGGCACACGAGCGGCACCTTCAGGGCTACGCTGCAAAGTTTGGCGTTGAAGCGCGGATTGGTAACTTTATTGAAGTCATCGCACCCGGCGCCTTCGCGTCAACGCTTGCCAAAGACCGGGACGTTTTAGCGCTTGTGGACCATGACCGCGCGAAAGTTTTGGCGAGAACCAAGAGCGGAAACTTGAAGCTTGTCGAGGATGCGCAAGGACTCGCCTTTGATATTTCTCTACCGAAGACGCAAGCGGCCAGCGACATCTTGGAGCTGGTGACCCGCGGCGATGCGGGCGGCGCGAGCTTCGCCTTTACCGTCGAGCCGAGCGGCGAGCGGTGGACCGGACAGCGGCGCGAACTTCGCAGCGTTACGCTTCACGAAATCAGCATCGTTTCGAGTTGGCCGGCATATCCCAACACCGAAGTCGTCGCACGCACTCGAACACCACGGTTGAATCTCGCCAAGCTGTATTTGGAGAGCTGCAAGTAATGGGATTGATACGACGCATAGCCGACTATCTCGACCCGCTTGAAACGCGGCACATGACATCCTGGGACTTGATGCGCGGTGGCGTTGACCTGGGCGGTGCTTATCCAGCAAACCCGCATGCGGCGGAGAACCTATCAACGGTGCTGGCGTGTGTCGGCGCTATCAGTAGCGCGATGGCGAGCTTGCCGGCTTACGTTTACCGATTTGACGACGCTGGGCGCAGCATCGATGATCGTCATCCGGTATCGCGTGTCATCGAGCGACCGAATCAGCATCAAACTTGGAGCGATTGGCTTGAATGGGCCATGGCATCCGTGTTGCTCCGCGGCAACGCGTTGGCCGAAATCGTCACCGACAACATGGGCGCCGTGATCGGCTTGCATCCCGTCCCGTGGGAAAACGTCAACGTCCAGTTGTTGCGCAGTGGGCGGTTGGTCTACGACGTGACCGACATCACCTACCTGGGCGGCGGCAGTGGTAGACCGCGGCGACTACTACAAGACGAAGTGTTTCACCTGCGCGACCGTAGTGACGACGGCTTGATCGGCGTTTCGCGTTTGCGTCGAGCGGCGGCGGTAGTACAGGCGGGACTGTCCATTCAGAATTTTGCCAATGCGCTCTATTTGAACGGGGCAAATCCATCCGGCGCATTGGAACTGGACGGCAAGCTGAGCGACCCGGCGCGAGCATACTTGAGCAAAAGTTTTCAGGAAGCGTTCGCAGGTTCAAACAATGCGGCTCGAACTTTGATTCTCGAAAGTGGCATCAAGTGGAAACAAATATCGGTATCACCGGAAGACGCAGAATTTTTAGCGTCGCGTCGATTCACGACGGAAGAGCTGGCAAGAATTTTTAATGTTCCACCTGTGATCGTCGGCGATCTTTCTCACGCAAGTTTCACGAACAGCGAGACCTTGCTGCGATGGTTCGCCACGGCGACGTTGACGCCATGGATTCGGAAAGTCGAAGCGGAGTTTTCGAGAAGCGTCTTCACCGAATCGAGCCGCGGGACGCACAAGCTGGAAATCGATCTAAGCGGACTCTTGCGCGGCGATCCGGCGCAGCGCTGGGCCGCATGGAAAATCGCAGTTGACGCAAAAATTTTGACACCGGATGAAGTCAGAGCAGAAGAGGGATGGAATGCAAGAATTGCCGATCCTCCGTCGGCATAGCGGGGGCATGGGGTTGACGGCCACCGTGTCTCCGCGGGTGCTCTGCCAGTAGTGTGGAAGCGGCTGGCAGAGCACTTTCTCCATAGGCTAAAAAAAAGGGTCGCGTTGCAGCGCGACCCCAAAAGGAAACCGTGTGAAGCCAGCATACTCCCATAATCCCGCAGATTGCAAGCCGTCAATCACCGAAGTGATCGGCAAATATGTCGACCTTCGGCGAGCCGGCAAAGAGCACACCGGGCTTTGTCCATTCCACGCGGATAAAACTCCATCGCTTTCGGTAAACGAAGACAAAGCCGTCTTTCACTGCTTTGGGTGTGGCGCAGGCGGCGACGTGATCACCTTTGTTGAGCTAATCGAAAACATCCCGTTCAAAGAAGCGTGCGCGCGTCTTAGTCTCGACACGTTCAAACCGAAGCCGCGACCGCATAGAGCCGAAGCGGAAAAAATCGTCAAGTGGGCGCGAGACACGTCGAAAAAAATCTGCGATGCGCTCCGCGATATTGGCGAGCAGATTTATATTTGCTCGATTGCTCGCAAGCAAGCCGACACCGATTCAACATTGATTGAGACCGTTGAAGCCGAGTTGATCCGGCGCTGGGCGATTCTCGAAGACTTCGACGACGACTTGAATAATTCCGAGGTTGTCTTAGAGCTTTGGGAGCAACGGAAAGACATTGAGAGTTTGGTTGAAATGGCATGAGAGCGGCGCAATTTATGGCCGAAGTCGAAAGCGGACTAAGGCAAAATTGGCACCGAGC